GGTGTCTTACGCGCGCGTCGGAAGGTCGCGGTATTGTTGTTGCAGAAGAAGTTGGGGCTCTACCAAAAGCCCCTGTATATACCCTTTACAAAAAGAAAAAGAAGGAATTCCGAGTTCATGTGTTCCAAGATCAAGTAGTGCAAGTCTTAGAAAAGCGCAAGCGTAAGGAATTTACAGGAGAACGTGAAACTAAAATTCGTAATACTGCTAACGGTTATGTATTCTGTAGTGAAAATGTAATTGAGCCTGGGGGTATTCGTGAACTAGCTCTAAAAGCATCTAAGGTAACCAACAGCATGTTTAAGGGTGTTGACATTGGGTTTAACGAGAAGTTAAACGAATTGTTTGTCATTGAGGTTAACTCAGCACCTGGCATTCAGGGCTCTAATGTTGCACATTATATCGACGCTATTGTCCCTCACGGGAGTTTTTAAAATGAAAATCATCAACGCAGCTACATGGGACAGCGGAACTTATGCTGAAATTGGTCAGTCTAATCCCCTCCGCTGGCAGAACCTCAAGCTTGTAGGACCAGATACCTACGAACCTGTTAGCAAATGGTGGATGTGCAAAGACTTCATGAATGAGGTGGTCGTTGCCTTCCATCTAGAGCGCTCCTTCTCCATCTATGACTTCCAGGTGACTCACAGCACGTTCTTTAACAAAGAAGATACCTATCTACCCCTACGCCTTAAAAACGTCGCCAAGAGCTTCCTAGTGAACATGGAAGTGGTTAATGGGCACCTACTACATGAAGGATTCCCTGCTGTTGAATATGAGTCTATCAATGATGGGCAAGTGTTCGTCCAGATTCCTCTAGAATATCTATGTAACACCTTGTTTATGTCTCAGGTAACTCTGTTCATTCGACTGGCTAATACAGACAGTGAATACAATTCTTTAGAACTAATGGCCTCTGATCCAAAACAATATCAAGACAAGGTTAACTTTCATGCTTGCTTAAAGAAGCCCCTAAGCCAGTTCCCTAAGGAGCTAGGCGACTATCTGTGGTATTACAACGAGCAACAAAATTGTAAACGCACCCATCCAAAGAAAGCAAATATTCAAACAAGCCTTATGCACAATTGCGGTGTTGTTTCATGGGGCTGGAAGGAAAAAGAATGCGTTGTTTAAGTTGTGACTGTGCTTTAAATGACTATGAATCAACTCGCAAGAGTTTTGTAACAGGAGAATATATGGACCTATGTAACAAGTGTTTTAAAGGGCTAGGCATTCAAACTAATGAAGAAGACCCTGACTATTCCACAGCTATTTATGAAGACCCAGATTATAATGAGCTAGGTCTTCTTACAGAGTTTAATGGTGAACTTTATGACGAAGAGTAGAACGGCTACGTTCGATCGGTACCTTTATCTTAAACACTCACCGGCGGAAGACATGACATTTAAACCTGCACATAAAGACACACAACATCCTGCTGGACAAGTTCGTCCTACGGACGTGGAGCTTAAGGGCCAACAGACTTTAAGCGACTATATTAGGTCTATCAAACGCGCTGAGGCTTTTGACGCTGTTGCTGTGGAGAAAAAACTTACCTTTGATGAATGGTACAGTACATATGCTCATAGAACTCCTGTATCTTTTAGTGATCCCACAGTAGAGTTTATGATTGATGCCTGGAATACTGCCCTAAAGCAAGGTAAACTCTAACATGAATCTATATATTCCTTATGGATATACTCCATATGAAGAGGCCTCTAATTATGGAGTTTTTAGCACTAAAGAAAAGGCCGAAGAAATTTTAGAACAAGAAAAGATCAAAAATAGGTATGAAACATATGACATTTATGTTGTACAGTTAGACATACCCCATACATTTTAATGTGGCTCGTTTCTTAAAACACACCGCCTGCCCCGTGTGCGGAAGTTCCGACGCACTGGCTTATTATGAAGATGGCTCAACCTATTGTTTCTCACATGGACGGTCTACTAAACAAGCGACAATCTCCCCTTATGTTACGGCTGAGGAATATGGCTCTGGATCGAAGGGTATACAGAGTGTGTCTTTGCCTTTTGATGCCGTACAAGATTACTCTCCACAGGCGCTGGCTTGGACCGGAAAGTACGAAATCGACGTTCCCCTCCTACTTAAGAACAAGGTATATTACTCGGGAGCACGCAACCAGCTTATATTCTCGTTCTTAGATGGTGAAGGTAGGGTGCTTGCGTATCAAGCACGTAATTTAAATCCAGTAAATAAAGCTAAAAGGTACTATACTTGTGGTAACATTTCTTCTTTACTGCCTATCTTTTATTGTGGGCTACCCATGGGGGCAGGGTCTCGGTCCAGACTTGTTCTAGTAGAAGACTGCCTAAGCGCCATCAAGGTGGCGTCGCTAGAGGACGCAGGACGTGATAGCATGCCATGCCTAGGGTCAGGTATACCTCTGCTTAAATTAACACGTCTGAGAGCGTTCTACGACCATTTGGACGTGTTCTTAGACCCTGACATGTGGCACCACAGCTTAAAAATCGTACAACAAGCCCAGATGCTTGGGTTTACAGCAAGGTCTATCAAAGCTGACAAAGACCCTAAGGAAATTTCACGAGAAGAGTTAAAGGAACTATTAAAATGACCTTTGAAGAATGGTTTAATTCAAACGATTACATTAAAAACCATAATATTTTATCTGAGTATGGGGAGGTATATTCTATGTTAGAACAAGCATGGAATGCTGCTATTGAAGCTACTGTAACCAGACTTGTTCGTGGCACAAACCTATATAATATTTCTGGCGATCATATCTCCTCACAAGTGATAGCTTCACTAGAGCAGCTCAAGGCCGCTTGACAGCCTTGCTGACGTAGTGTACAATAGTTGTCTCATTAGCATTCGACAACCTATAAGACATGACTAAAGAAGAGAAAATTAAACAACGTAGAGCACAAATGCTAATACATTGTTATTTATATTATGTATTAGATACTGCTATTATCTCTGACCATTTGTGGCAACAATGGGCAGATGAGTTAACTTCTTTACAAAAAGATAATAAAACCCATCTCTATTTCTATGATGATGTTTTTAAAGATTGGGATGGTAGTACAGGATTTCATTTACCTCAAGACCCATGGGTAGTGAAAAAAGCAAATCAAATTTTAAAATATTATAATATGGAAGGAAATAATGCTTGTAGAACTTAGTGTAATTAAACTTCTATTAAAAAAAGAACAATTTGATAAATACAATGTTTACCTTAAACCTAGTGATTTTCCTGAAGAATTACGCATATTATATACAGCTTTATGCAGTTATTTTAGTACAGAAGATCATGATTTAGCTGTACAGGATTTAGCTAATTTAGTTTATGCTTTTAGTCCAAAGGATAAGGACTTCTATAATCAACTCTTTCAAACACTAGAAGCATATACTCCTGTAGACTCAACTGTAATTAAGTTAATTGAGTCTTTAAAGCGACGTAATATTTTGCAGCAAATTTCTATTGCTGCTTATGAAGAAGCGGAACAAAAGAAAGAAGTAGGTTATACAGAGAATCTTCTTTCTCTTCTACAAGAAAATAAAGTAGTAGATGAGTATAATGAATTCGTTTCAGATGATTTAGAGCTTATCTTAAAAGATACCATCCAACAACCAGGACTAAGGTGGAGGTTAGATTGTCTAAATAAAAGTTTAGGTTCTTTGCGTAAAGGGGATTTCGGATTTATCTTCGCTAGGCCGGAAGCTGGTAAGACAACCTTTCTTGCTAGTGAAGTATCCCACTTTATTCAAAATCTTCCACCAGATGCAGGGCCAGTATTATGGTTTAATAATGAAGAGCAGGGCAGCAAGGTAATGCTGCGTATTTATCAAGCATATTTTGGTGTCACTCTAGAAACATTGTATGGAAACATTAAACACTATCGAGACGTTTTTAAATCAGAATCCAGAAACCGATGTCAACTCTACGATTCTGCGCAAATTAACAAAAACACCGTGGAAAATCTGTCCAAAAGTCTACTACCGTCCCTTATTATCTTTGACCAAATTGACAAGATCACGGGTTTTAAAGCTGACCGGGAGGACTTGCTACTTGGTTCAATTTACCAGTGGGCCCGAGAACTCGCAAAACGATATGCCCCCGTCATTGGTGTTACTCAGGCAGATGGGAGTGGAGAAGGCGTTCGTTGGCTCACAATGGCTAACGTCGCAAATGCAAAAACAGCAAAGCAAGCAGAAGCCGACTGGATTTTGGGAATCGGAACTACCCATGACTCTGGGTGGGAGTCAATTAGATTCCTCAACATCAGTAAAAACAAACTTATGGGAGACACCGACTCCGACCCAAAGCAACGGCACGGGAAACTCCAGTGTCTCATTGAACCAGAGCACGCCAGATACAAAGACCTTATCACCTGACGATATTCTAGAGTATCAGTTAGCAAATAAACCAACCATGTGTTTTGATTATGGATCTCTCATCATTAATGGATGGCAAATTGGGAAGCATTGGTACTATACATCCACTTCTAAGGATTCGGTAAATGTTGATTGATGTTGCCTATTTAAAGCTTTTAGACAACCTTCTTTTTAAAATTAGTTTAGCTCTCCCTCCAGGGGCAAAGGTTGTTGTAGCGGGGGGTGCTATTCGAGACATGCTTCTAGAAAAAGAAATTGCAGATATTGATGTATTCATTGAAGATGATGTAGAAAAAAACATCAAGCTGCATATGTGGTTTACTAAAGTAGAACTATGTGAACATGGTTTGTATGAGGATAGTTCTTTTAATGTGCTCTATAAAATCACTGATAAAGACTTCCCTGTACCCATTCAAATTATAAAAGTTACAGATACTGTAGAAGAACATATTGAGAAGTTCCCTCTCTCACTCAGTCGAGTGTTCTACAGTGGGGAGAAAGGACTACAAAACATCACCCCTAAGTTTCTCAAGGAGAGTTTAGGACAGCAGGTGCTTTTTGATAAACCTGTTAATTATCAATATCTGGATAAAATGATCCATAAGTTTCCTGATTGGCAGGTTAAATTCCTTGAGAAAGAGTTTAATCCTAGTTATAATGCGGAGTTAGACTTTTGAATACTCTATGCTTCGACTATGAGACCAACACCTTCGCCAAAGGGAACCCACACAGCCTGCAAGGTAAGGCTGTTTGTGTAGGACTTAAGCATAATAACAATATTACTTCTTGTGTGTATGAACCTCTCAAATGGGTTCAACCTAATTTATTTTCCTTAGTCGATTTAGTAGTAGCGTTCAATGCTAAATTCGACCTACTCTGGAACAAGAAGCTAGGGTTTGAGTCCCCTAAGGCTGTTTGGTGCTGCCAGCTTGCAGAATATATGCTAGACAGGCAGAAGCCCTACCCCTCCCTTGAAGAAACGGCAAAGAAATATGGTCTATCAAGTAAGCTGGACGTTGTCAAACTCGAATTCTGGGACAAAGGCATCGACACCCAGCACGTACCCGTGGAAATCCTCTCAGAATATTGTAGACAGGATGTGGAACTCACTTATCAAGTGTACACCAGACAAAGGGCTCAGTTTGAATCACGCCCTGCTTTATATCGACTGTTTAAACTTGCCTGTCAGGATTTGCTAACCCTTGTTGAAATGGAATGGAATGGTTTAAAATATAATGAGGAGTTGTGTAAAGAACGGGTTAAAGATTGTTATACACTACGGGATAATGTTCTTTCTCTATTGTCTGCTGTTTATCCTGGTGTGCCTATTAACTTTGGTAGCAACGATCAGCTTTCTGCTTTCCTGTATGGCGGCACAATTGTTGAAACTGTTAAGCAGGCTGATGGTTTCTATAAGTCAGGAGCAAAGAAAGGCCAAGTAAAATATGTAAACAAGGACATTGAGCACACCTTGCCCCGCATGGTGCAGCCATTGCCTAAGAGTGAGATGGGGAAAGAGAATGTGTTCTCCACTGCCGAGGGCACTTTAAAGAAACTTAAAGGACCTTTTGCTAAGAAATATGTTCCTCTCATTCAACAGCTAAGTAAAGTGGATAAGCTTATAGGAACCTATTACGAGGGCCTGCCGGCCTTAAATAAAGAAATGGACTGGGAACAAGGCATGTTGTTTCCCTCTTATAACCAATGTGTAACCCAAACAGGTCGCCTCTCTAGCAGCAAGCCCAATGGGCAGAACCTAGCAGGAGATGTATCTGATATTATAGTGAGTAGATATGATGCTTAACAGCATCTGGACCGAAGGGAAGATGCGATGACTAAAACTGAACGAGAAGCGTGGGATGAATGGGTAGCATCTGTCCATAAACACATTGATGCACCTAGTAGGGAAGATTCTGTAGTACCCCTTGTTATTCCAATGGATGTATATGTACGTAAGCTAGAACGAGAACTTCAAGCATTAAAGCATAAGAAGGCTGTTGCAGCTATTTTACAGAAGAAAGTGTAATATGAAAGTATGGGTATTAACTGAAGAAGTTAACGACTATAATCAACACGGTAACTATTTCCTGGCAGTCTTTAAACATGAGCCTACTGAAGCAGATATAAAACAATATGGTTATAGTCATTTTGGCCGTGAAACAGCCGAACATCAATGGGTAAATAAGGAACAAGTAGACGTAAAAGAACCTACATAAAAAGTATAGTATGAAAATATGGAACATGAAAGTGTGGGTTGTTTCCGCTGGATGGGCATATGAGGGTGCTAATATACAAGGAATTTTTAATACACAAGACAAAGCTATCCATTACAAGGATGTCTTGCTTAAACAAGACGAATATTCATATGATTTTATTGACATTACAGCATGGGATGTTGAGTGAACCTACATAAAAAAGAACAATTTGTCACTTGCGTGACGGCTAACACTCCCTACGACACAGCAGAGGCCCTTATCTTCTGGGACATGTTAAACACAGACACCCTTGATTTAATGCAGGCTCTATGTGACAGCCTCTATAACGCAGGGTATAAAGCCTCTCTTGAGGACGCAATGGGATGAGCGTCTTCCTTACAGTCCAGACGCCCGAGCATAGCTCGTGGAGGAGTTTTGCCCTGTGTTAATCTCTGCTGATGCCGCAGGGCTTTAGCCCGAATGGCGCGTAGTAACTGAACTAAGCCAAGACCCTACAGCCCTTAAAGAAATACTTAACAAAGAAGATACCCACTCCCTAAACCAAGCAGCGTTTGGTTTACCAAGTAGGCTAATAGCAAAAATCTATCTCTTCCGTACAGTGTTTAATAGAGGCAAGGGTTATGCCTTTACAGTCGATCCAGATTTCATGCACGTTTCAACATCTGTTAAATATTGGGATGCTGTGGGCGAGAAGTTCTATTCCAAGTACAAAGGCATTGACAAGCTGTATGACACCAACCTAGCTTTAATAGCCTCAGGAAAGCCCCTAATCGGGCCTATGGGACGAGAGTGGCTCATCCCTTGGGTAACCAACTACAAAGGAGAACTAGAGCTTCCTGTGACGAAAGCTGTGAACTACCCTACACAGGGTACTGGTCATGATGTTATGGCCTTGGCAAGAGTTAGTTTTAATAATAGGCTTAAAAAGAGTCCGTATATCGACAAAACTCTCTTGTGTTCTACAGTGCATGATAGCATTCTATGTGATGCCCCTAAAGCTTACACAGAACCTCTAACAGCAATGTTTCATGAAGTGTTTAGAGACCTACCTAAAAACATTAAGAACATCTTTGGCTATGATTGGAAAGTGCCTTTAGCCTGCGAGGCCAAGGCCGGTATGGATATGAAAAATATGAAGGAAATTAAATATGACAGCGTTTGATGAATGGTACAATGGTATGGTAGGGTTCCATATTAACAGTGAGCGTATTATTGAGGACCTAATTAATCTTGACAATGAAATTTGCCCAATTGCCCTACGTAAATGGATGAAAGTGTGTTGGAATAATGCGCTGGAAGCAGCAGAGGAGTTTAATGGTGTTGAACTAACACCGCTCAAAGCGGTCCCTTGACAGCAGCCTAACTTTCGTGTACAATAGAGGCTTCGGAACTAAAAGATGTTCCTCCAGCCTCCTCAATGGATGGTACCCCAAACGGAGAAAGGGAAGCCGACAAGGCCTACAGTAGTTGGTTCGACTCCAACACCATCCACCTCTTTTAAAGAAAGAAATAAACAATGCAAATCTCAGTGCTATCAACCTCAGTGGTTACTCTCATGTCAAAGGCTAACAAGCCTTATCAACAGCTAGAAATTGCCTTTAAGAATCTTACGTTCGGTAAGGTAGAAAGTAAGAAGCTAATGCCCTTTGGGGCTCAGGAAGGTGCCTTTAAAGCCCTCAGTGGCGCCAAGCAAGGTGATGTGTTTGAAGTTACTGTTGTGAAGAATGCAGCAGGCTTCAATGACTGGACAAGCTGTGTCCAAGCTGCTCCTGGAACAGAGGTAGCTGCTCAGAGTAATATGGCTGGTGCCCTTATGGGTGCCGGGTCTATCAACAACAAATCAGTGCAGGTAAAAAGTACATATGAAACCCCGGAAGAACGTGCCATCAAACAACGGTACATCATTAAGCAGTCAAGCCTCTCTGGTGCAATTAACCTACTTACTGTGGGTGCTAAGTCTCCTCCTGCTACTGAAACTGTGTTGGCCCTTGCTGATGCTTTGGTGGCCTATGTGATGGAAACACCCGAGGCAGTAGTTAAGAAAGATTTGTTTGATATGCCTGATGATGTGGAGGTAATTTAATGATTAGTGAGGATATGGAGTATGTATCCATTTCTAAAGAAAAACTCCTAGAGATGGAGAAACGACTTTGGAAGTTAGAACTACTAGAAGCCGGCGGTGTAGACAATTGGGATGGTTATGAAGGGTCTATGGAAGAATATTGGGCAGAGGAAGAATGAGCTATAAAATCATGCGTGAAGTTTGTGGTGGTGTTAAACGATATAACACCAAGAGCTTTGCTAGTTACCAAGAAGCTAAGAAGTATGTGCGTCGTCTAGTAACCCGTTTGCATGGGTCTTACAGTGACACCTATTCACAATATGGTTTTAAGGTAATGCCCATTGATTAACTTATTGGACATGGATTTGGTGGCTTACAGAGCATCTGCAAGTTGTGAGCCCACTAAAGCTAAACCTTTTCTAGAGCCTCCTGAAGTAGCTTTGTGGCGTGTTCACGATATGATTGAACGCATCTGTATTGCTACAAACACTACAGAAATAGAGGGTTATTTGGGGGGTAGTGACAACTTCCGTTATAACATTTATCCTGAGTATAAAGGCAATCGAAAGGATAAAGCTAAACCAACATACCTAGAAGACTGTCGAGAACTACTTGTCACACAATATGGTGCTACTGTAGTAAATGGTTATGAAGCAGATGACGCTTTAGGTATTGCACAAACCAAGTATGATGGTAAGAGTCGTATTTGTAGTTTGGATAAAGACCTACTTATGGTCCCTGGGTGGCATTATCAATGGGTAAATCAAAATCATATCCTAGTGTCCCCACTAGACGGTTTAAAAACAATGTATAAACAGGCTATCTTAGGGGACCGTTCAGATAATATCCCTGGTTTTGATAAAGCACTTCGAGGAAGTTGTCCTAAGTTTGTAGAAAAGCTTCAACATCCTATTGACTCTATGGAAACCTCTTTAGAAATGTATGAGTATGTGCTATCTATTTATCTTGATGCAGATAATACGCAAGAAGCCTTAGACACTAATATGCAACTTTTATACATCTTACGTAAGGAGGATGAGTATTGGACCAGACCACTTTAAAAGAACTTTTATTTTACAATCCAGATACTGGTGTTTTTACTTGGACTGATGCTGCCTTTAGGCGAGTTCGTAATAAAAAAGCAGGTAGTGTAGCAAAACCCTATATCTATATTCGTCTCTTTGGTAAGACCTATGCTGCCCATAGATTAGCGTTTCTTTATATGACTGGTAACTGGCCTACGTCTTTAGTAGACCATAAAAATAGAAACCCTGTGGATAATTCTTGGGAAAACTTAAGAGAGATCACCTACTCAGGTAACATGGAGAATCAAAAAATTCGACAAGGTTTCTACGTAGATAAAAGAGATGGTCGTTTCTACTCTGAAATTTCTGTAAGAAAAAAGAAAATATTTTTAGGGGGATTTGATTCAGAAGAAGAGGCCCACCAATGTTATTTAAATGCCAAGAAGCAACACCATGTAGATTATTATGGAATGGACTGAAGGACGTATTAGGTCTTTCATTACAGCAGTGCTACGCAGTGGATCACGTAGGTGGCCCCCTCGTTATCAAACATTAAACAATGCATATGTAGGACAGCGTTTAAATACCAAGACAAACAGAGAAGGTAAGCATTATTTATGTGCCGTTTGTCAAGGTGAGTTTCCTGCCAAAGAAGTTCAAATAGACCACATCAGTCCTGTAGTTGATCCAGAGAAAGGCTTCATCTCTTGGGATGTGTTTATTGAACGTCTATATTGTGATGCTGATAATATGCAAACTGTCTGCAAGCCCTGTCACAAGATTAAATCTAAAAAGGAATCAAGTGGACGTAAAAAAAGTAATCAAGACGAAAAAAGGTGAAGTAACCTTCAAAGGCACCTTGTCTCCAGAAGAGCATGAGTATGTTTTAGCTGTAGGTTTAAACACTCTTATGGAAGCTGGTGCCCTACCTATGCAAGTCATTGAGGATGAAGACGACTACATGAACTTCCCTCCACCTGATGATGAGGAGCAAGTACATTGAATACTTATCAACAACGTGTTTATGATGAGCTAGATGCCCTACAAAGTAAGATTGATGCCCTAGCAACTTTCCAAGATGGGGTCCTATACCTTACCTTAGAGCGAGTAGATAAAAATCTTCTACAAGAACAGAAAATGGCTATGTCAGATTATGCCGATATTTTACGTTTACGTATTAAAAGGTTTAAGGTATGAAAATCTGTGTAATTCCTGACACACAATGTAAACCTGGAGTAGACCTTACATACCTGTCCCACATTGGACAATACATTTTAGAAAAGAAGCCAGATGTTGTCATTCACCTTGGGGATCATGCGGATATGCCTAGCCTATCATCTTATGATGTGGGCAAGAAATCTTTTGAAGGTCGCAGATATAAAGATGACATTCAGGCAGCACAGACAGGTATGGAAATGCTGCTGGCTCCTATCCAAGATTACAATCATCGAATGCGAAAAGCTCGCAAAGGAACATATGTACCCCGAATGGTCCTCACACTTGGAAACCATGAAGAACGAATTAACAAAGCTGTCAACAACGATGCAAAACTAGAAGGAGTGCTTTCCACTGATGATCTTAAGTATAAAGAATATGGGTGGGAAGTTTATCCATTCCTTGAAGTTGTGGTTATCGGTGGTGTGGCTTTCTCTCACTATTTTGTCTCCGGTCCTCTTGGTCGTCCTGTGGGCAGTGCTGCTCTCACTTTAAGCAAAAAGCATATGTCCACGGTTGCAGGTCATCAGCAAGGCTTACAGATTGCTATGGCCCATAGAGGTGATGGTAAGAGGCTTACATCTATTATTGCAGGCTCATGCTACACCCATGATGAAGATTATATGGGACCACAGGGAAACAAACATTGGCGTGGCATCATTATGATGCACAATGTTATTGATGGTGAGTTCGATGTTATGCCTGTAAGTCTAGATTATTTAGGAAATAAATATGGCAGCAAGTGAGTATTTTACAGAGTATTCTCATCTATTAGTTAAGTACGAGCTAGAACGACAAGAGCGTAAATGGGGTGAGCAAAACCATTCCCAAGCTGATTGGTTTGTTATTCTTGGAGAGGAAGTGGGTGAGGTAGCACGAGCTATCTTTGAAAAGCAAACAGATAACTATCGAGAAGAACTTATTCAGGTAGCAGCAGTATGTATGGCAGCATTGGAGAATTATGACCGCAAATGATAAACAGGTAGATGGTACCCACTATAAGTCAACCATTGAATGCTGGGACTACATCTTAGCAAACAACATTGGTTATCTAGAAGGGACAGCAATTAAATATCTTACTCGCTGGCGTAAGAAGGGTGGTATTAATGACATTAAGAAAGCCATTCACTTTCTAGAAAAGCTTGTAGAAACAGAAGAAGCTAAGAAAGAGCCTCATGTAACCATCACAGGAGTCCATCATCAATGGGTACAAATGAATATGCTTGACGAAGCAATGGAACATCTCCGTGTCTGATGCTCTAGACGATTTGAAAGCACAAATTGTGGCTAAACTTGATGTGTATGAGTTTCTAGATGCCCTAGAATTCGATATGAATGATCTTGTTGAAGCCTTACACGATATTATTGTAGAAAAGCGTGCTAACCTGGAAGATGCGCTGTTATGAAACACTCTCCTATTCTAACTCTACTTTCATAACATGACTGAAAAAGAAAAGACCTACAAAGAACAAGAGAATGAGAAGCGTCTAGGTAAAAAGCGTTTCCTAGAACGAATGGTGGAAGATGAAGAAGCTGCACAGCTTATTCAAGACTTCTTAGATAAACATGAACAAGAGGAAACTCTCGATGAACGAGACCCAACCCGTCCCTTTAGCTAAGCTAGTTTGGCATACCCCAAACTCGGAACAACTCATTGCAGACATGGCACGAGTGAGTGCTCCAGAGAATGTTGGTAAGGATGCTACAAAGCTCATAGGTTATCTGCTAAAGAACAAGCATTTTAGTCCTTTTGAAATGGTTAACATGTGTGTAGAAATTAACACTACACGCGACATTGCAAGGCAACTATTACGCCATCGTTCTTTTAGTTTCCAAGAGTTTAGTCAACGTTACGCAGATGTTAGTAAACTTGCACAAGCACCCTTACGGGAATGTCGAATGCAAGATACTAAGAACCGACAGAATAGTTTAGAATCTGTGAATCTGGATTTAAAAAACTGGTGGTCTTATGCTCAAGATGAGGTACTCTGTGTAACTGAGCGTATATATAGACAAGCCTTAGATAGAGGAATTGCAAAAGAAGTTGCTCGTGCTGTTCTTCCAGAAGGACTTACCTCTAGCCGTATGTATATGAATGGTACCTTACGCTCCTGGATTCATTTCTATGAGCTACGTAAGGGTAATGGTACCCAGAAGGAAACACGCCTCGTGGCGGAGGCCGTGGGGGCCTTGCTGGAGCAGTGTTTCCCTTCTATTAAGGAAGCTTTAAACAATGAGTAAACGAGATCATTTGAAATGTCCTAAGTGTGGCGGATGGCTACGCAAAGGGTGGTGTGCCTATTGTGCTGTACAGGAGAAACGCAATGTACCTTTATAGTAGTAAGAAACTAACATATTCTTTAGTAGTTGTAAGTATCCTACTTAGTTGTCTAGGACTCTATTACTCACATAAGTATGTGTACACTCTAGGTGCTGTATATGGCATTAAGGCATACCATGCTCAATGTCTTACAGGGGGTTTCCTTGTAGATGATGAAGGACAAGCTGTTGTGTGTGGTCCTTTAAGCAAGGCACCTCCAGCAGAGAAAGAATCCTGGAAAAACAAAACTAATGCACCCACTCTATTTGACTGACTATATTCATCGCATTAAGCGAGACCTTACAAACGATCTAATGTTTCTACAGCAAGGAGTAAAGGAGGTGCTCCCTGAAGAAGACACCTTTGCTTCCATTGAGCTTAAATGGCTTGTAGTTGCTGTAGAACGAGAAATGCATCTTTTAAAACATCATTTAAACCAGCTTGAAAAGGCTCTGGAGAAACAACACAATAATGCTAGTCAACCGATTCAAGACAACCTTTGCAGAGAACATCTTTCGACAGAAGTATGCCCAGGGACCAAATGACACTTGGGATGCACTCGCAGACCGACTCGTGGATGATGTCTGCGGCACGCGAGGGGGACAACTCCCTAGCCTTATGTCTGACAACGACCGCAAGGAACTTGCAGAACACATTAA